GACATTCACTCCTGGCTTAGTAATCTTGATGACTATATCTGCCTGATTATAGAAAGGAGGCACTTGCACATAAAACGCAAAAGGGCAGCCGTTAAGAGGCTCACAGACCTTGAAACAATCACTGCAACATAGTGCCATACTTCTCCAGGTTAAAGTTTGAAGTTATCTCTGCAAAGTTAGAGAAAATAAAATAGCGGAATGCATCCAGAGCATGAGACTTATCTGGGTTCTTATTCTTCCAGGCATCCAAGCTGCCCTGGCGATCTACCTTGGCCTCCTTCAGGTCTGTTACTAGCTCCTCACACCTCTTGCCACTTATCTGAACTTTAGCCTTCTGAAGCACAAGGATAGTAACCAATCGGCTAGCAATGTGGCTAGGATTTGACTTAGCCACCTGAAGCTGAAGGTCTGAGACTTGTAGATAGTTCTTGATAAGTGCATAGGCTGAGATGTTATCTTGAGTGAAAGCATTGCGAGAAGCACCGGAAGCATCACCGTTGATAATGTATGTCATGCCTGGGAACTCCTGCCTAATGGTTTGGCACAGGCCAGCTAGATCGCCAATGCGATATACCTTAATGACATTGATTGTGGCATAATAGATGCCCTCTTCAGAGTTCTTAATGTACTGACTCACCACGCAGGTGTTGGTCACATTGAAGTCAAAGGCAAGGTAAAGATTGTGAGCTGGAGAGGCCTTAATGTAGCCATCATACACATGCCTACTGATGTCGAATGAGGTCGCAAAAAGCGACTCCCTATCCCAGATGCCCCACTGCCCAAGAGCATAGACTTCATAGTAAGTCTGGCTCACCGACTTGAGTGCCTCCATCCTTGTGACATACTCATTATCCAGAAAATCAATGGCATCCTTGTAAGTGCCATGCAACCGGAGGACTTGGTTCTGCTCCTTGGATGGCACATCATCAAAGAACCTCTTCTTAATCCAATGGCTATCACTGACTGGATTGAATGTCAGAAAGAATCTCTTTGGATGCTCTGACTTACCCCTGAGTCGCAGAGTTATTTGAGTGAAGTCCTCCAGAGTCAGCTCAGTGGCTTCCTCAATCCAGATATACTTAGCCTGGCTTAATGACTTGAGTTTCTCAGGATCATCGCAGCCAAGGAACACAATCTTGTTTGTGCCTGATTGCAGCTCCATGTAGCCTGTCTTAGCCTTAATGAGCTTATCTAATCCCCATTGGCTAATCTTATTTCTGAAGTCTGCAAAGACTGAGTTCCTGATGGTGGCAGCTACTTTACGAATGACAAAGAAGGTCTGGAATTGGTTGGCCTTATTGTCGCATATCTCAGCCAGGAACAGCTGAATCATTGTCTGGCTCTTGCCACTTCCAGCCCCTCCCCAAAGTATATTGTAGGTCTTAGGGTCAGTTACTGCATCAAGGTACTTCTCCTGCCACAAGTCAGGACTTGATAGATCAACCTTCGGCATCAGCCTCCTGCTCTGCTCCCTTCTTGTTTGGCCTTGGCTTAATGACCTCAACCACTTGCATGTTAACTTGCTCCTGGTTCATCAGACCTAAATCTCTGGCAATTATGTTGTGATTAAATAGACCGCTTGCAGCACCTTCCAGCTTGCTGGTGTAGATGGCCTGCTCTATGCGTGTAAAGACTTGAGCGAAATCTTTTGATTTGCCTCTATAAACTGCAAGTGTAGCCCAAGAAGCAAAGCCACATGCCAGAGCAAATCCTTCCTTAGTGAGCAGCCTTTTCTTTGGCAATCTTACTTCTGTTGCATCCTTACCCCTGAAATCAACTTCAATTAATGGGTTTTCCTCTGCCCACTGAACATACTGTTCAAAGTTCTCAAGAATTTCATCTGGAGTCTTGAATCTGCCATCTAAGCCGTGCTTCAATCGAAGCATCCAGCATTGGTTGCCTTTTGGTGCTGCCATAATTTTAGTACCGGGATTGCTCCCCTCGTTTTTGTGGTTGATTATTTCTTTTTCTTGGCTGTCTTCTTGCTCTTCCCGGCTGATGATAAAGCCATGGCAATGGCCTGCTTCTGCGGATGGCCTTTCTTCATCTCCATCTTGATGTTCTCGCTGATGGTCTTTTTACTTGATCCCTTTTTGAGTGGCATAGTCTTAAAGTTTAGGCAAAGATAAGTAATTCAGAATTGCCTCATAGACTTCGAGCTGATTAGCCCATCTGCGCTTATGACCTTTGGCTGAATCAGGCTGATTTAGCTTATTTTTTAGTAGAGTTATTTTTCTGCCTAAGTAATCCCGGCATTCATTGGATGTCATCATTGGTTCTTCGATTGTGTAAAGTAAATCATTGGAATAAGTGCTGCGCCCCTCCCATTGGGCAGGCACTTGGCTGATGTGAATAGAATTATACATGGTCTCTGAGTCGCATTAATGGCGCATCAAATTTAAGCGGAATAATTCCGGTTGAACCTGAACGCATCTTAACCTGATCAATGATGCACAGGTTTTCATTGCTCAATTCAAGACTTCCGACCTTAGTGGTTGATGTTGGCTCAAAGTAGTGAGCTGGCCTCATCATCATCCAAATAACATCAGCATCTTGCTCAATGCTCCCAGATTCTCTCAGGTCAGACATCATTGGCATTTTATCAGTTCTATCATCAACTCTTCTGCTTAGCTGGCTTAAGGCTACCACCGGAATCTGAAGCTCCTTGGCTAGTAGTTTGAGACCTCGGCTTATCTCGCCTACTATGTTTACTCGGTTAGTCTCTTTCGGATTGACTGAATCAATCAGACCTATGTAGTCAATAAATATCACTTTGATGTCATACTTATTTTTCCACATGGTTGCCTTGGTTCTGATTTTACGGATATTCAGATAGCCTTCATCAGTTATTTTAATAGGCCAGTCTTTCATCCTTTGGATTGAATCTCGCAGTGAGTCTTTATCAAGTGAGTTCATATCACCTTGCTTGATCTTGTAGGCGAAGATTTGAGACTCCTGACTAGCCAGCCTCTGCACTAACTCATGCTTTGTCATTTCAAGGCTAAATAGACCACATCCAATTCCTTGATTGGCTAGATTTCTGATAAGGCTTACCACTAGGGCTGTCTTACCTTGTCCTGGTCTAGCACCTACAACAGTAAGCTCACCATCGGTCAGGCCTCCGCAAAGTCTATCAAGGCTGGCAATGCCTGTGGAATAGCCTGCAATAGTACCGGAGGCTTTATTGAACCATTGCTTTGCGCTTATGCTAAGCTGGCTCTGGAAGCTATCATCTGAATTGGTGAGACTTGATGAGAGCAGGCTATCAGCCTTATTCTGGATGTCTGAAATGGTCTGAAATATATCTCCGGTTTCAGAGTTGGCTTTTTGAGCCATTTCATGAGCTAGGTAGTAGAATTTAGTTCTTAAGAATTGTTCAATCAAGATTCGACAATGGATTTCCACATGACCAGGGTTTTTAAGGCTGGCAAATACTGAGGCAACATTTTTAGCTCCTCCAGCTTCTTTGAGCAATGATGACTTTTTTAGAGTTAATACAACTGTCTCCAGACTGACTTGCTCACCAGCATCATGCTGAGCTTGGATGGCTCTGGCAATGTTTTTATGCTGCTCATTCTGGAATACTTCTAAACTTGGAAGGATGGACAGTGCTGTGACTCTCTCATCATCTGATAGCATCATTGCGGAAAGGACTTGCCTCTCCATTTCTTCGTTTGTAAAGTTCATGGTTTAAATTCGAATGATTCGTGGACATTTCTGGCCTTGGTTGCCGGCGGAACAAATGTGTTTTCGCTATTTTGGTTTTTAGCGAAAGTCGATTGATTTCGATTCCAAGTAGCCAACCTTCTTGATATATCAAAGAACTTTTCAGCCTGAAATCTCATCTTGCCTTTTTGGTCAGTTTCTGTCCAATAGGCTTGAAAGTCTGCAAGCATTTGCTTGTCATATTTTGATTCAAACTTTGATAGGTCTGATAAATCTACTTTAACATCTACATCCTCATTTTCATCTTTATCTACATCTACATCTACATCTACATTAGCTTCTGCTTTGCTTCGTGTTTGCTTATGCTTTGCTTCGGTCTTGCTTCCACTTTGCTTCCGCTTTGCTTTGCTTCCGCTTTCCCATTTAATCCTATTTGCCTCAAGATTAGGCTTAATAAGTAGCCAAAATGGTAAGGCTGATTTTGAAAGTTCAGGCTCAATTCCATCAAGACCAAACTCAAAAATTGCCCTAAAAATCTCTAATTGTGTGTCATTTGGAAGCAATTTAATTGCATCATAAAAGCTCCTGTAAAGCACCATTGAATCTCTACTTTTCATAAAATAAAAAAACCCTTTGTTCGCCTTTCGAGGTAGGAGTCTCTACTCAGCGGACAAAGGGCAATAAAATATTTTACACTCGCTGCTCCTACCCAGCGGCCTTTCGGCTTTGCAAACTTAACTA